AGATGTGGGCGTTTTGGTTTTTATGGCTATTCGGGAATTAAGCTGGCTAAGAAGTCGCAAAGTTCTTGGTTTTGATTGGCTAGCGACAAGTATAATAAATCCCAACTATACGTATCTATCTTTTTACCTGAAAGCGAAAAGAAAGCCGCTATCGAATCCTATGTAATGGGGCTATCAGAACAACCCTATTGGGTACTAGACAACTTTGAAGAATAACATTAACCAGCCGAAGGGCGCAAATCAAATAATATGAATGAAATACAACAAAGCGAAAGCTATAAAAGACTGTGCAATGTAATAGGTACTGAAACTATAATGCTTCACGATTTACTAAGTTGGTATTCGACAATTGAATACAAAAAGCATTATATTGATTTTGGGCTTAATAATAAAAGTATAGGCTTCTCTATTGATAGAGGCAAAAAGATAGACACATATAGTTGGGATTTATTATACTTGTCGCTAGCCAATCAAAACCAAGAGCTTTGCGACTTCTTAGCTAGCTTAATTCCCGAATAGCCCTCATTGTATGGAATGCTACATCAGTTCTTTTTACTTTGCTTATTACTTTATCCTCGCAAAAATAAGATATAATGAAATTGTTTATAATATCTTTTGCAGATATGAATTGGTAATTACCGTAGTTCTCGTCATAGCTATTCCAATCCCCTTCTGGACCTAAGTAATATTCCTCATTAGTTTTGTCTATCAATCCCATTTATTACGCTTTTTCTTGTTGTGTACTTTTTGTTTCTTCTAATCCAGCAGCTTGATATATATCAGCTTCTTTCAATAGCAATCCTGCTAATCCTAATATCTTTATAACCAATTCCGTTTCATCAGAAGGATGTAATTCAAAATCAACTGAGTTAGTAGCATCGTATAATGCGCTACCGAATACCGTTTGGTATGCCCATATTGCTTTAGCAGGCTTTCTTATATAATTACATTTAACACCAGAAGTTAATTCAGCGTTACCGTAAACTTTTATACCAGCAGAATCTGCTATGTATATAGGTCTGTCATTTCTTGGCTTAGCTATTGGTGATGATTTTATATATAAGAATTCATTCTTTAAGATTCTTTCAGCTTCAATCTCTTCTCCAGCATTTGTGTAAATAACTGTCCCTAATCGATACAAATTACTTGGAAGAGCAAATGTATTAGAAGAATAAGTTAATGTCCCAGAAGTGCTGAAAGCATCTATTTTTTCATTTAATATTGATAGCATATCAGAATATTCTGTACTATTACCTTCGATCCTACCAAATTGGTTAATATCGTAAAAGTATTGTTCAAAAATATCCAATTGCGCTTGATTGGCAAATAGATTAAATTCTTGAGGGGTTAAGTATCCTCTTTGTTCTTTGTTGAGTATTCCTAATACTCTCTGATAAACAGTATCTATATTTACAGCCATAATGTTTTTTTATTATTTATAGTAAAATAGGCCACCATTACAGTAGCCTATCACTATAAAATGGTGACTTATTTAAGTCGTTTCTCAATGTTTTTATACACTTCCATTCCTTCGTCCGTCTTGAACCATGCAGCTAAAGCTGAATAAGGGTGTTCGTCAAAAGGAACAGACATTAATTTTCTATTTGTTTCACCAAAAGTAAACAACCTTTGGTCTGGTGACAATTTTATAATACCAGCTTCAGTAGCCCTAATACCGATGTTTCTAAGTTGAATGTTTTCATCTTTTGCTAAATTGATAAACAAGTTTGGATTGCGTTTTGCAAATACCAATAAATCTCTTCTTAGCTCGCTAGATGTTAACTCAGAAACTTTGCTACCATATTCAGAACGCAATACAGCTTCAGCATGGTCAATATCCATATCCTTAGCAAGCATTAACGCATCGATTTCTAAATTAATCCAATCCAATTCATCTACTGAATCTTGAACAGAATCATACTCTTCATATAACACGTCTTTTAATGGATGATATAGCGAAAGTAATTTTTGTAAGTTTTGTTGTTCTTTAGGGACTCTTAACATACCATTACGCATAATAATACGTCCTAGTGTAGATTCTCCTTTCTGTTCGTCAGCAAATACAGATGGTTGGTTAGTTGCATATCTTAATTCTCTTTGGTATTTCAACTCCGGATCAAAGTACAATAAAGGTGATATCGATGAATGCCTTGATGGAATAGTGAATACTAATGGTGTCTTACCTGTTTTTAATGTATACAATCTATCTTTTATCTCCCATACAGGAGCTGCTTTTTCTTTTTTAGCCGGAGCACTAACCGGGGTATTATCTACTGCTACAGTTTCTGGAGCATATGTTTGAACATCTTCTTGGATGTCTTGTCTTGTTTGTTTTGCCATGATATAATAAAATTTAATATTTGTTTTAAAAGAGTAAAAATCGCCCCCGTAAATACAACAGGGGCAATCCTTACACTATTTTAATCTAGTCGTTTGTAGATTTCAACAATACGAAGTTGTTTGCTGCTTGAACACATAAACATCTTTCTGATAAGAAATGTACGTTCATTTCGTCAGCATCACTTGTATAGTTACCACCAACAGAACCAGTAACCCAAGATTTCAATCTTCTATCATCTGCTTCAGAAGCTCTGTAACGGATGTGTAAGAATGGACGTTGGATGTTAGTTCCTAATTGTTGATCGTAAACTGTAGAAGTTCCAGCAGGAACAATTACACCTTTAACGTCAGCAACTAATCCACGAGTAGTTGAATCGTTCAAGTATTTCCAATCAGTTTTGTAGAAATCGTAAGATCCACGACGGAATCCAGAGAATCCTAAGTTGATAGCCATATCTTGAGAGTTTTCGAATACACCGTAAGATGTACCACCAGCTCCGTAAGAGTTTTGACCAGCCAACATGTTATCGATAGACAATGAAGTTGCGCGATCTAAGAACATCATGTTCTCGTCAATTGCTCCTTGTTTGTCAAGTTCAGCTAAGATCAAGTCGAAATCAGCAATACCTGCTCCAGCAGCAGCGCCAAAGTTAGGATCGTTAAATACTAAACCTCTTTCTTCAAGAACTGAGAATAAACCGTCAGATCCAGTTAATTGAGCTCCAGCAGCATTAGTAATAGGAGTAGCTGCTTTTTCAGCTTCAACCATTGCCATTTCTAATTGATCTTCGAAACGGATACGAGCTTCGTGCTCTGATTTCAAGTACCAAAGGTATCCTGAAGTTCCGATTTCAGTAGTAACTTCAACCCATCCGATTTGAGCAACATCTGAACCACTAACGCTATATTTATCTCTTAAGATAATAGGTTTGTTGTTGAAAGTTGTAAAGCTCGCGTCAACTGAATTTCCAGCTTCTTTTGATTTTTTACCGTACTCAGAACCGTAAACGAATACTTTAACACCTGTTCCAGTGATAGACAAAGTAGCACTAGCCCCGTAAGTAGCAACAGTAGCAACGTTTCCAGATACACTGATAACGAATGCTTTTTCAGTAACAACACCTTTAGAAACTACGATAGTCATTCCAGGTCCGATCAAGTGACCAGCAGGGAATTCAATAGTTGTAGATGTTAAAACTTCAGCATCATCATAAGCAATGTGTAGTCTTCCTTGTTCTGACCAAGTAACAACGTCAGAAGCCATTGGTAATTCAGCACCAACCATACGCAAGAAACCTGAGATGGTACGGTTACCGTAACGCTCAACTTCTTTCTCGTATACTTCTGGTAAGAATTGTTGTGTAAAGTCTAAGTCAGCTACACTTAAGTAGTTGTCTCCAAAAAGTCCTTTTACTGGACGTGGAGTTAAATGTGATAAATTCGCCAAGCTAGATGGCGCAGTTGCAAATGATCCTGCCATTTTCTTTTAATTTTAATTTGTTATTTTTTAAATTTCACTTTTAAACGCGAATTGTCTACACCGTCTACAGACCTGATTGTCCAACCATTCGAAGCAGTTACATTTTCATGAGCCCCTCTCGGATTCATATCGATGTTCTTCGACTTAGCCATACTTTCTTTGATAGCATCAGCTTTACCTTGTTCGTAAAAGTGATTAGCTACTAAATCCGTATTCATAGCAGTGAAAAGCGATTTGTGATAACCTTTAGCGTCTGCAATCTCATTTTTATCATTAAGAAATTTCTTAACAAAATTATTGATATCACTCTGCTTGTTCATCACCTCGTCAGGATTCTTAACGTTTAAACGATAACGTTTATCACCTACAGTATATTCAAAACCTTTGAAATCTGTAGAGAAAACCTCTTTCGTTTTATTTAAGAATGTCTTAACTTGCTTTTCAGCTACCTTTTGAGACTCTTCGTTTTCTTTATTATACCTATTGAAAAACTCAATAGCTTTTTGCTGGTCGCTTGTTAATTTTGATCCAGCTTTAATTTCATCGTAATACTTTGTCTTTAGACCTTCAAGATGTTTCTTAGCTTTAAGTAATTCTTCTTTTCTTGCTAATTTCTTTCTTTTAATGTCTCTAGGTTCATCATCCTCTTCATCAAACATGAATTTGTCTTCGATTAAGAAAGCAATTTCATCTTCGTCTAGATCAGGACGAGTGTTTTGATAATATTCGATTAACAATGTATCCTCATCAAGTTTTGAGTAATCAGTGTTAAGTCTAACATAATCTTCAAGTGATCCGCCAGTTTCATTCATAAAATCTACAAGCTTTTGTACATTTTCTGGCAGATTACTTACAGGTGCTTCAACAGTAATTTCAGGTTCATTTACTCCTGCATTGATAGCAATAGCTTCTTCTTCGGCATCATCGTCTTCTACATTGACGATAATTTCCTCCATTGCTACTTCTTCACCTTCTTGGGTAGAGATTTCAGATTCTTCGTTTCCTTCGCCCACTCCCGGCAATTCCACTTCGGATTCTTCGCTGCCCAACACGCTTTCATCTGTGTTTTGCTCTTGAACGGCATCTTGTGTCTTGTTTAAGTTCTTTAAATTAATTTTGATTACGCCATCTTCCTGCGTAACAGGTCCTGTTTCTACAGGGGTTTCGACTTCATTAGTCTCCACCTCGTTGATTAATTCTTCTTCCATGATAAAATATTATATAATTGTTATTAGTATTATTACTTAGGTTCAAACGCACCTAAGCCAAAGCCGCTACCCATTATGTCGTTACCGGCTGATTCAAAGTCTTTAGTGCCAGAATTATTGTTTCTTTGGTCTATAAGTTCACTTTGTTGTGTTGCTTGTATTTTTGTTCTTTGATCTTTACGATCTTCTTTGAAACCTTCTTTTGCTTTGTAATTATCAGTCTCCATACCTTTTAATTGCATGTTGAAATCAAATTCCATTTTCATTAGCTCTTTCTTAGCTTCTATCTCTTGTTGCATTCTTTGCAATTCAAGTTCAGCTTTAGTTTGTTCTAATTGTATTTTTTGACTGATAAGAGCTTCTTGTTTTTGAATTTCCATTTGAGCGGAAGCTTGTTGCGTTTGGATATTCGCATCGGCTTGAGCTTGGATATTCTGCTGTTGCATTTGCTGATCTCTTTGTACTTTTTTCTTTCTTCTAAGTTTAAGTACTTGATTAGCTAACTTAAGATTTTTAATTTCTCTAATGTCAATAGCATCTTCTAAATCTATTCCTTGTTGCGCTAAAGCTACTTGAATATTGTTTTCAAGCATTTGTCTTTCTTCGTCATCTGGTGTAAGCTCTATGAATATTGCAAAATCATAAAGATGTAAATCTTCCATTTCTTGCAGTGTAGCTACATTGTGACCACCAATCTTTTGTATGAAAGCTTCTTTAGCTGGTGAGTATTCAATGATATCAGATATTCTAAGTGATATACCTTCTGCTAATTCCGATGTTAAGAATAACCCCCCTTGTAATATATGCTTAGTTGCTGTGTTTGAATTTGCGGCAGCTAATTTCTGAACTCCTACTAAAGCGTTAGAATCAGGTGATGAACCGTCTCTTGCTGCATTCAATCCAGTAACATCACGAATCATCTGGATGTAATAGTTGTAAGTTTGAATCAAGCTCTGCATTTTACCGCTACCATTACCAGTATTAATTTCTTGGATTGGCACTTTACCAGGGTTCATATCTCCTTCTTGAGTGAAAGATCTACCAACAATCGATCCTGTTTGGAAGTACATATTAAGTGCTTCGTTAGGATTGTAGTTTGTACCATTACCTAAATCAACCTCAGATAAACCATCGGCATCTAAATAAACACCATCAGGAACCATTC